ATAGTTCCAATAACCATCAACTTTTCTAATTTTTAGTTTAAAGTTTGCACCTTTCCAAAAATCAAATGGGTTGATTGCCTTTTCATCCGCAAATTGAGGTTGCATTGCTTCTGATATCTTATCAAATATCTTTTTACCAAATTTGTATAAGAAAACTTTGCCTTCATTTTCAGGATGTTTTGGATCACTTACAATATAAATGTTAGAATAATATGATAATTTTCTTTTTCTCTTACGAGCAATATCCTTATCACTATCTACACCTGTATTCCATAATCTAGTATTATCTTCACTAACTGGATCTTTAGAATTTAAAGTTGTTAATGAATTTTCAATGTACCAACCGCCTTTGTCTTGAAATGCGTGTGACCATACTCTTTGCCAAGGCATTTCTTCGCCATTAGAAGCAGGTAAAAATCTAATAACAGCATAACCGTTACCAGTTTTATCTAACTCTGGTTTCCAAAGTCTATCGTCTTGATACTTGTTTTTGTTTGCTTGATCCTCGGGACCGAGGTTCTTTTCAAGTGCCTTTGTAATATTATCAAAGTTACTTGATGATGATTTTAATGTTTCAAAATCCATATGTATTATCTCCTTGTATTAACATATTCGTTGTATTTGTGTACCCTATATTATCGGGTTCATTATTATTTATACACTCATTATGTTCATAATAACATTATTTGAGCATATTGTCAAGTGTGGTATAATCTATGTACTTAATATTTGATAGATTTTTCCACTCTTCAATCTTTCCATTTACCTTATCTCTACCATCATTATATCTATTGACTTTATAGAAACGTATGTCTGGATACCATTCCGCTAACATCTTCCATTGATTAATCCAGTTAATAGCTGGTGTTGGACTGTTATCTTTGGCTGTATAATGCTTGGTACTCTTGTATATATTGTTAATCTTATCATTATGGCTATATAAATCGTGTCCTATTATATACACTTCACAAGGTTTCTCTCTTTTAACTGCAACTAAACCAGAAGAAGGACCACAAGCCCAACCGTGGTCTCTAGGGTCGCTTATATCGTCTATTGAGTGTGAGTAATCTGGTTCTTTTATCCAACTGACTTTAACTGTTGAATTAAGGACATTTTGTTTAGTAACTGCACCATCTTTTTTTAATATACTCACTACACCTTTTAAATTAGCACCGTGTAAAACATATTCTTTACTATCGCCACGTTCATTACTGACTATGCCACCAAGTTTCTTTGCTAGTTCTAAATCTTCTTTAGGTACTCCACTTTCCATAACTGCGTTATATGATTGAGCAGGCACTTTAGTCCAATTTCTAAAATAACAAGGTATCTTTTGTGCCATACCAGCGTGGTACATTTCGTGGACTATGCCGTGGTCTACACCAGTTAACACATCACATAAGTTCGGATAATCTCTATAAATGGCATTGCAACCATATATCTTACCAAATTGTTTATACTTATTTAAATCTATACCAATTCTACTTTCACCATTACCAATACAGAATACTCTAGCAGACTTCTTTTCTGTTTCTAGTTCTTTTATCATTTTATAATAATCGTCAGCGTCTTTATCTGTCATTATCATATTAAAAATAGTTAAAGTTTATATTAACTCTCCGTGGTTGGTCTGTTGTGTTTGTACTACAATGTTCAAAAGTTGGATCAAAAAAGATTGCTCTATTAGCAATACTATCAATTTTAGTACCGTCTTCAAGTTTTGTATATCCATCGCAAGTGTTTAAACAGAATAGACACGTCTTATATGGTAGTTTACTAGGTGGAAAATCTTGGTGCATACTATGTTCAATAAATTTATTTTGATTTGGATATGAATTTATTTTTACTCTTACTAAAGTTCTCAACTTAAAATCATCATCACGTTGAAATAATTTATTCAAAATTGGATCCATTAATTCAAAAGATGTATTAAATGTTGGTCTATCATTATCATATAACATATGCATATTAAAAAATTGATTACCTATTTGACCTCTTTCGGATTCTTTTACTATTGTATCATAATAAAACCAAGGAAAGTATCTACCCATTACCTTTGATTGTATGTCTTCAAAATCTTTCTTATCTAAAAAATTGTCTATTACTATATGTTCCATTAAAAATAGTTAAAGTTTATATTAACTCTCCTTGTATCATTTGTTGTATTTGTACTGCAATGAGGAATACTTGGATCAAATAATATTGCTCTATTTTCTTTACTATCAATTTTAACTGAATCTTTTCCATTATCTATCTTGGTATATCCATCGCAAGTGTTTATAGCAAATAAACACGCCTTACGGTTTAAACCACCCTTACTCGGCCAATCTGTATGCTTAGTATGTTCTCTAAATGTACCTTGATTAGGATAGTTATTAATTTTTACTCTTATTAAAGTATTCATACGAAATCTAGGGTCATCAAGTTTCATTAACTCACCCAAAACTGGATCCATTAGTTCAAAAGAATTCTGAAATGTTGGTCTGTCATTATCATATAACATATGCATTGAATAAAATGTTAAATCTTTTTTATGTTCGTTCTCTCTTACAATTTCATCATAATGAAACCAAGGAAAGTAATTACCCATTATTGTTTTCTTTATCTTATCAAACACCTTTGGTTGTAAGAAGTTATCTATGACTTCATATGTTCTACTTAACTCTTCCATTTAATATTACCTCCATTGCTTCTAATATTTCTTGTATAGTCCACGTGCCGTTTATTTTCTTTTTAAGATTTGAGTTCACTAGTTATAATCTCCTTCATTATTAATTTTGCTTTAGTTCTATTAAATGATATAAATGGTTTCATTTTTTTGAGTTTTCTGGACATATCAGGCCACACAACTTTTTCCGTAATTTGTTTATCCCAGTTTTTAATAAAATTAAGAACCGAGTCAATGATGATGGCGGTTGGGAAGTTAACTCTCCTTTGAATAAGTAAGCGTAGCATTCTAGGATGTTGCCCATTAACCACGCTGAAACCATCATCAAAAGAAATACCCCTCCTGCTAAAGTCATAAACAATACTATTAATACTGTTTCGTAAACTGTAGTCAAAAGACTCAAAATATTTTCTGTAATTGAGGTAGGTTTTGTGTCCATCGTCATTTAATAAGTTACCAATCCATTTCTTACTATCGTCAACAAAATTACTTACAAAGAATTCAAGCACTTCACTTGGACTATATCTTGTAGATAACTTGTAGAAGAAGTATCTATCTTTCCGTTTAGTAAATGAATCCAATGTTGCATTTACCTTTCCACTATATTTATAATAGTCGTAGGTGTCTGTTGTAAAATGTAACTTAACACCTAGATATATTTTATATACATCAAAGCCACCATATGCCATATTAATACCAACTAGGCGTATCTCTTTTAGTCCATACTGCAAGGTGTGATTTGTATTTCTTATAATAATCTCTATACGCTTTTAGACTATCACTATTCCTAACATCATCTGGCATAGCAGTTGTAGGTTGTGTAAATTGTTTTACGAAATCTATATTTTGTGGAGTGTGTTTTAGTATATCATTTAATTTCTGATACGTTAAATGTATTTTGCCATACCTGTGTGTATACTCGGTACATAATGCATTGAATAAAGCATACAAGTATTCGTAATTAGCTTTTGAAGCTCTTGCCCATATAGCACTAGGATGTTGTAGCCAGCCAGCGCCATATAATATATTATCTAAATTCGGATTAGGGTGTTTATGAATTGTTTTTTTTCTACCTTTGTCTGTAGTAATAACCATTCTCTGGCCATCTAGTACTCTATGAGCAGTACATAGTAATTGAGCATACTCTAATATCATTTTAACACAATGTTTATCATTGTGATATTGAGCAGCTTTGGTTACATCTTCGTCTAGGTAAAATATATTCATATATCTCTCATTATATACCAAAAATTGCTATTTGTCAAGCAAATACTTGTAGCAAATAGGGAAGTGGTCTTTTATGTGTTTTGATAGTGGATAGGTAACCATTCTTGTTTCT